CTGCTAGGGGGGCGAGACGGGTACAACGGGCAGGAGAAGATATGGCGACTGGACGGCCGGCAGATAGAGTTCGGGTCGCTGCCCAACCCTGGCGATGAGACCAAATACCAAGGGCGTCCCCATGACTTCATTGTCTATGATGAGATTTCTAACTTCCACGAGACGCAGTTCCGGTTCACAATGGGCTGGCTGCGTACCACAGTGCAGGGGCAGCGGTGCCGTGTACTGTGCGCGGGCAACCCTCCTACCAACTCAGACGGGGATTGGGTGCGTAAATTCTGGGGTCCTTGGCTAGACCCGCACCATCCCGACCCCGCAAAACCAGGGGAGCTGAGGTGGTACTACTCGATGGAGGGGAAAGACCTCCCTCTCACAAACGGGGACCCAGTAGTGCTTTCCGAAGGGAAGACAAGACCTGCCACCCCCCAAGAGGTAGAAGACCCCTTGGTGGAGGTCATTACCCCCCAGTCGAGGACGTTCATCCCCAGCCGAGTCACTGACAACCCGTACCTGATGGGCACCAACTACATGACACAGCTCCAAGCACTGCCAGAGCCTTTGCGTTCTCAAATGCTTCATGGAGACTTTACCACGGGGCAGGAGGATGACGCATGGCAAGTAGTACCTTCTGAGTGGGTACGGGCGGCGCAGCGGCGGTGGGTCAAGCATCCAGCCCACAGGATCTTACACTCGAACGAGCCCTACAACAGCAGCTACTTCCCTCAGATGACCTCTATGGGGGTGGATGTGAGTCGAGGAGGACAGGACGAGTCCATCATTGCGAGGGTCTACGATAGAGAGTTCTTTGATACACTAGAGTGCATACCTGGGCATTTCGTACCTGATGGGCCGAGCCTGGGCGCGGAGGTGCTAAAACTACGGAAGAACTACGCACCGGTTCACGTCGATGCCATCGGGGTAGGCACCTCTGTAGTGGACTGGCTCGACGGGCAGAACATTCAAGTCGAGCCGGTAACAGGCAACAGTAAATCGACGATGAGGGACGCCTCCGGTATGTTCAAATACCGGAATCGACGGGCTGAGATATACTGGGAGTTTAGGCAGGCGTTAGACCCGAAGGGGGGGTCTAGGGTATGCTTGCCCCCAGATGGGCAGCTTTTGGCCGACCTCTGTGCCCCCAGGTATAAGATAGGGGAGGGCAATGTTATCCAGATAGAAAGCAAGGATGACCTTAAAAAAAGGCTCGGCAGGTCACCAGACAAAGGGGATGCGGTGGTCTATGCGGCCATCGACAGTCCTCTACATTTTGCGCCACCCTCCCACGCAGGGAACGGCACCGGTAAACATCGCGTCAAGAGGGCCGCATCATGGCATTAACCGCATCTCAACTGAAGAACCGACACTCCGTACTCAAGACTGAGCGGGCAGGTATCAACTCCGAGTGGGAGATAATCGGCCGACTGGTCGCCCCCGGCCGTGGCCGCATGTACGAGAGTGACGACCAGGAGAACAGTATCCGGCGTCAGTTCTACGAGAAGTACGACTCAACCGCCGTGGTGGCCGCCCAGTCGCTGGCCGCTGCTCTGCACTCAGGACTCACCTCACCGGCGACCGACTGGTTCGGTTTGAAATTCAAACAGGCCCGCCTGAACGACGACACCGTTGCCAGCGCGTGGTTGCAGGCGTGCCAAACGATGATCTTCGACACCATCCAGGAGTCGAACTTCAACCTGGAGATTAACGAGATTTACCACGACCTCGTGACCTTCGGCACCACAATACTGCTGCACGAGTACGACCCTGACGACGGCTCCTTCATGTTCCGTGCGGCATTCCCCCGAGAGGCATACTTCGAGGAGGACTTCGCTGGTAACCTCATCGGCGTCTACCGCGACAAGCAGTACACCGCCCAGCAAATCGCCCTAAAGTGGCCGACCAACTGCCCGAGAGAGATTAAAGAGCAGGCGGTATCGTCAGGTAGCGCCAACGTGAAGTACACGGTTCTGCATGTTGTCCGGCTCAACGAGGACAACAAGGATGCCGATACCAGCAGCGTGCTGATACCCGAGGACCGCCCGTTCGAGGAGCGGTACATCCTGCTGAAAGACGCCACCGAGCTGACCGAGACGACGACTGGGTACTACGAGATGCCCGCGTATGTGTTGCGCTGGGGCCGTATGACCGGTTCCAAGTTCGGTTTCAGCCCCGCACTCAACGCCCTACCCGATATCAAGACGCTGAACCGACTGGTCAGCCAAATCCTCGACGCGGCCGCCAAGGTCATCGACCCGCCGATCATCACTACTCAGCGGGGGATCATCGGCGATATCGATATTACCCCTGGTGGCGAGACGGTGGTGCGGGACCTTGACGCCATGAAGCCATTTGAGTCAGGGGCTCGGTTCGATGTCAGCCAACTGACAAAAGGTGACCTGGTAACCTCCATTCGACAGGCGTTCTACTCCGACCAGCTCGAACTGCCGATGAACGACAGGATGACAGCCACCGAGGCGAACATACGGTACGAGCAGATGCAGCGCCTACTCGGCCCTGCCATGTTCCGTATCCAGGTTGAGCTAGGCAAACTGATTCGCCGCAGCTTCAACATCCTGCACCGAGAGCAGCGGCTCCCAGAGATGCCCCAGATAGTAAAGGAGCAGGAAGGTGAGTTCGAGGTGGAATACCTTGGTCCATTGGCCCGTAGCCAGAAGATGGGTGCGGTCGACGCCTTCCAGCAGCTCATGACCATCATGGAGCGTATCGCCCCGGTCAACCCCGACATTGTTAAGTCAATCAAGTGGGACGACGCCATGCGCGACATCGCGCTGCGTATGGGCGTATCTGCCAAAGTGCTCAAATCTGACGACGAGATGAAAGTAGAGAAGGACGCGCAGGCCCAGCAAGAGGCGGAGATGGCGGCGCAGCAGAAGGCCGAGTCGATGGCCGGAGCCATGAAAGACGGGGCGCAGGCTGCCAAGGCCAGCACCGAAGCCCAGATGATGGGCGGCAGCGGACTTGAGGGATTGATGTGAAGGGCAAAGAGATAGACGAGCAGGTCAAGAAGGCGTACCGCGCCGCCTTGGCAGGCGTAAACGGCGATGTAATACGCAAAGACCTTGAGTATTACGCCAACAAACAGAGCCATGTACCAGGCGACCCGTATGCCACCGCGTTTAACGACGGCATGAGGGTGATGGCTCGAAACTTTCTACTACTAGGAGAAGCAGATGAATCTTGAACAGCTATTTAGAACCGGGTTTATGCACGCGGCGGCAGACGGGGGTGACCTCGGTGGCGGGGCAGACCCAGCACCAGCGGCAGACCCAGCCCCCGAACCGGCACCAGCGCCTGCTGCGGACGATTGGCGTGCCGCGCTACCCGACGAGCTGCGTGACAATGCCTCGCTTGCCGACGTGAAAGACGTTGCCGGGCTGGCTAAACGCTTTGTCGACACAAAGGCGATGGTGGGTCAGGCCCTGCGCGTGCCCGGCCCTGACGCCGGTGCCGAGGCGATGGCCGAGTTCCGTCAGTCGCTGCTCGATAAGAATCTGGGGCTAGTCACCATCCCTGACGCCGATGACGCTGAAGGCATGGCCGCGATCCACAAGGCTCTCGGTATGCCGGATGAGGCCAGCGCCTACGCCCGCCCCGAGAAGTGGGACGGCATGACGGATGAGCGGTACGGTGCTATCTCCGCTATCGCGCTTGAGGCAGGCGTCACCCGTAAGCAATTCGAGACGATCGCCTCCAAACTCGCCGAGGGCGACAACGCCACTATCGGGGCAATGGAGCAGCAGTTCCAGGGCGACATGGACCAGCTCAAGGGTGAGTGGGGCAACGCCTACGACCAGAAGGCCGGGCGTGCCGCCGTTGTCGCCAAGCAGCTCGAAGCACCCGAAGGGCTGCAGGCCGCGCTTGCCGATGGCACCGCAGGCGCTGAGACTCTGCGGTGGCTCGATAAGGTTGCTGCCAAGTTCGGAGGCGAGGGGAGTGCCCTGGTGACCGAGACCGGTCAAGTATCAGAGTTCACCCCGAGCGAAGCGAAAGAGCAGCTTTCGGAGATCACCAAGCGCATGCTCGATATGAACCCCAACGACCCTCAATATAAGCCGCTGCTGGATAAGCGGATCAAACTGGCAACGATGCTCAAACCTGAATAGTTGACAAACAGCCACGGATGGCTACCATAGGCTTAATTGTCGGATTCCCTGTTTACAGGCCCTGACGCGAAACGAACAAATGTAAGAGGCCCGGTTTTGGATTCCCTCGACGAGTAGATTATTTTTCATTAATCGGCTTTAGAGGAGAATTCCAATGGCCATTACTATCCCTGCGGCGTATGTCGAGACTTTCGAGACTACTGTACGCCAACTCGCTCAACAGAAAAATTCCCGCCTGCGTATGTGCGTGTCTGAGGTGAACAAGACCTCTGAGAAGCACAACTGGGATCGGCTTGCTGCGTCTACCGCACGCGCCAAGACTTCGGCACGGATGGTATCCCCTGCTGGCGGTAACGGCTCCGGCGCTGTCGGCTCTACCGACGGACTCGCGTGGACTCGCCGTAACACCGTTCTGGCGACCTTCGACACTGGTGAAGTCATTGAGCAGGAAGATATCATCCAGATGCTCATCGACCCCAAGTCGGCGTCTACCGAGAACCTGGTGATGAACATGCAGCGCCAAGTCGATGACATCATCATCACGGCTGCACTTGCTGCGGCTGCCGATGGTGCCGGTAGCACTGTTGCCTTCCCCGCTGGTCAGGTTGTCGGCGACTACACTGGTGAGATCACCCTCGACTTCGTACTGAACGTCGCTGAGTTGTTCGACACCAACGACATCGACCCTGACGAGGAACGCTACTGGGTCATCGGACCGAAGCAGAAGCGAAAGCTGATGCAGCTTATCGAGGTGACCAGTAAGGACTTCCAGGACAAGGCGGCTCTTGCCACCGGCTACCTGCCTAACTTCATGGGCTTCAACTGGATTGTCTCCAACCGGCTGAATGTCCCTGATACGGACCAGATCGACAGCTTCGCATTCACCAAGAAGGCGCTTGGCCTGCACGTTGGTGGCGACATTCAGTCTCGGGTAGCCGAGCGTGCTGATATGTCGTTCGCATGGCAAGTGTATCTGTGGCTGAACATGGCTGCAGTTCGAGTCGAGGACGAGCATATCGTTCACGCCAAGCTGGCTGACACCGTAGCGTAAGCGACAAGGAAAGGGGGCTGATGTCCCCTTTCCTTTTTGGAGGTTTATTATGGCGATTATTGGCGTCAAAACTAATCTACTTGTGACGGTGGAGGCCAAGGGTACGCCCAGGACCACCCTCCGGCACAGCATTGACCGGGGCAGCGGTATCGAGGAGTCGAACACCACTACCGGGTTCGGATCAGACCTTGTTACCAACGGTGATTTCCCTACAGTAACCACAGGCTGGACGGCGAGCGACTCCGTGTTGAGTATTGATACTGCCCGGCTGAAGGTGACCAACAACTCGGCTGCTCAAGGTGGCGCATACCAAAGCATCACCACGGTTGCAGGCACGCTCTACCGACTTCAGTTCGACTTTGAAGCAGGTGATGATGTTGCTGGCTACATTCTGGTAGGCACTTCCGCTGGGGATGGCTCGATCGCACGTAAACGGGTGACCGGTAACGGGACTCTGTTCTTCGTGGCGGTTGGGACGGCTACTGTCATCACACTGCAGAATGTCAGTGCAGTGGATACTGAGTTCAACTTTTTCGACAACATCGTGGCCCAGAAGACCAACGGGATCGCGTATGTCGGACGAGCCACCGACGGCACTAAGGCAAACGAACGTCTTATTCGCCAGGCGGTCAACGTAAACGTGGAGTAAGCTATGCGAGCAGGCGATTCATACAAAATCAGAATGATGGCGGAGACCAAGGAACCGCTCAAGGCAATTCTTGAGCGGTTCAAGTACGACTATCCCGAGGCGGAGATCATGAAGTTCATCCCCAAAGGGTACGTCGGCGGTGTCGAAGCACCTGTTGTTGAGGTGGTCAGTCTCGCCGACGCGAGTACGGTGCCTCAACTGAAAGCGGCGCTGACCGCAGCCGGTGTCGAGTTCACTGCCGAAGACAAAAAAGCCGACCTTGAGACTCTCCGCGATCTCACCTTGGAAGAGGGTGAAGGCCGCGTAGACCCACTGGGTTAATCAGATGGCCTCCGAAGTCTCTATCTGCAATCAGGCGATCTCTTGGCTGGGAGCGGCCCCTATCGCAAGCCTGGACGACGACACCACTGAAGCTAGGTTGTGTAAAGCCAACTATGCCCAGGTGAGGGACGCCGTTCTGGAAGAACACGATTGGACGTTCGCTATCGGAAGGTTCGACCTCCCTAAAAACGCGGTCGGGCCGACCAACGGGTACGGTAACGGGTTTCAAATCCCGTCGAGCGTGCTGCGTGTTCTGGATGTGAACTGCGGTGAAGACTGGCGGGTAGAGGGGCAGGACATCGTTACCAATGAGGCGGCTGTTAGCATACGCGCAGTTGTGCGGGTGGATGATCCAAACCGCTTTTCCTCGCTGTTCGTGCAAGCCTTGGCTGCGCGGTTAGCGGCCGACCTCGCCATATCAATCACTCAGTCGCGGGAGCTGCAAAAGCAGCACTACCAGATTTATCTGGACAAACTCGCTGCGGCTGTTGCAAACGACGGGATGCAAGGTAAGTCCCGTCAAGTCACAGCCAGTTGGCTGCGAAATTCTCGCGCCGGAGGCACTGCTTTGGCGGGGCCAACCGTAGGGTTGCCGGGGCGCGGCGGCTGTCCTGGAGGCTAAGTAGTGACGAATCAGACTATCATGCAGGAATCGTTTGCGGCGGGAGAAATCTCGCCGCTAACGTATGGGCGGCTGAGTGCCGACGGTTATCAGAGCGGGTGCAAAAGCCTGCTCAACATGATCCCTGATTCTCGCGGGCCAGTCATCTCACGAACGGGTGCTCGCCACATCGGCCTATTCGATGGCCAGGACGGGCGAGTGCAATCGATCCCAATCGACCGAAACTTACTCTACATCGCGCTGTTCACCGACCAGAAGCTCACAATCACCAATGTGTTCGGCGCTAACCCGGCAACCAACTACGTCACTAATGGACGTTTTACCAGCGGTGACACAG